GGAGTATATATTATGATTAAAAATCAAGACAAAAAATTAGCAGAAATGCTATTGAAAGAGTTTGGTTCGACAGCCAAAACTGGTGAAATTGAAACTTTCGCAAAAGAAAATGGGTTTCCGTTTCCTACCAATTTATTAACATCAGAATTTAGAGTGAAGTGGGGTGTTTATAAGAACCCATTGACTATGGTTAATAAGGGTGTTGAAGAAAAAACTGAAGACACTGTTGCTGCGATGACGGTAAATGTAAGTGACTTTAATGTAGAGAGTGACTCGTTTGCGGAAAACCTTGTTCCTGCTAAAGATCCATTGTTTGTTCCGTTCGGTAACTTTGCTACTATTAAGAAAGTTTTACAGAGCAAAATGTTCTACCCAATCTTTGTTACTGGTATGTCTGGTAATGGTAAGACGTTCGGTATTGAACAAGCGTGTGCTCAAACTGGTCGGGAAGTTATCCGTGTGAACTTTACGGTTGAAACTGATGAAGATGACTTGATTGGTGGTTTCCGTTTAGTGAACGGTGAAACTAAGTTCTTTAAAGGTCCAGTGATTAAAGCAATGGAAATGGGTGCGGTATTGTTACTTGACGAAATTGACCTTGGTAATCCTTCTAAGATTATGGCTCTTCAGTCAATTCTTGAGGGTGGTGGTTATTTCATTAAGAAGACTGGCGAGTATGTGACTCCGGCAAAAGGTTTTACTGCTATCGCAACTGCTAATACTAAAGGTAAAGGTTCTGATGATGGTCGTTTTATTGGTACTAACATTCTGAATGAAGCATTCCTTGAACGTTTCCCAGTTACGGTTGAGCAGGAATATCCTTCTCCAGCAATTGAGAAGAAAATCCTGGGTCGTGTGTTTGACTCGTTAGATATTAAAGACTCTGACTTTGTTGAGAAACTTGTAGACTGGGCTGATATTATCCGTAAGACTTTTTATGACGGTGGTGTTGACGAAATTATTTCTACTCGTCGTCTGGTTCACGTTGCTAAAGCGTTCTCTATCTTCGGTGATAGAATGAAAGCAATTAACCTATGTATTAACCGTTTTGATGAGGATACTAAGTTGTCGTTTGCTGACTTATATACTAAGGTTGATGCTGGTGTTGAGCAGTATGATGATGCTGCTGGTGCGACTAAGGTTGAAGATGAGGATGTTATTGATAACCCTTTCTAGAGTCTAACTAATAAAAATAAAATTGGCAGGAACTTTACTTCCTGCCTTTTTTATAGTATAATATAATATGAGAATTAACCTTTTGGAGAAAAATGGAATTAGAGATAGAACTGAGTGAATTAAAAAAACGTAAGATATTTGTCGCAACCCCTATGTATGGTGGAGTTTGTCACGGAATGTATTGTAAATCAACTGCCGACCTTGCTAAACTTGGTCAAGCATATGATGTCGATATCAAGTTTTTCTACCTATTCAACGAGTCATTAATCACTCGTGCTAGAAACTATTGTGTTGATGAGTTTATGCGTGGTGATTATACTCACCTGATGTTCATTGACTCAGACATTGGTTTTGACCCGAATGATGTATTATCCCTTGCTGCGATGATGGATCCGGATGAGAAAGATCCTAAGAAACGTAAAGAGATTATGTGTGGTCCATATCCTAAGAAAACTATTGCTTGGGAAAAGATTAAGTTGGCAGTCGATAAAGGTTTTGCTGATGATAATCCAGGAGACTTAGAAAACTTTGTTGGTGATTATGTATTCAACCCAGCAGGTGGTCAATCTGAAATCCGTTTAGACAAACCAGTATCGGTTCTTGAAGGTGGTACAGGTTTTATGATGATCCAACGTAGTGCCTTTGAGAAGTTTGGTGAAGCATATCCTGACTTCTCATACATCCCAGACCACGTAAGAACTAAACACTTTGATGGTAGTCGTGAGATCCATATGTACTTCCAGGCACTAATTGATGAGAAGTCTAAACGTTACTTGTCTGAAGACTATATGTTCTGTCAGTGGATGCGTGAGATTGGAGTTGACACATACTTAGCACCTTGGATGAAACTTCTACACACGGGTTCATATACGTTCGGTGGTTCATTAGTAGACTTGGCAGCACTAGGTGCATCTGCTACTGCTGATGCTGACCAGATTAAGAATATGAAGAAATGAGTAAGTTTAAGTACAGCGAGGATAAGATCCTAAAAGAAATGTACGAATATATTAATGCTACTTATGGCGAGCATTACTCTATGAATAATATTCAGTCTACTGAATTTATAATGGATGCTGGTCATGGGATAGGATTTACTGTTGGGAATATTATTAAGTATGCCCAACGATATGGAAAGAAAGGAACACCTGAAGACCATAGAAAGGATTTGATTAAGGTAATCCACTATGCTATTATGGCGTTACACGTACACGATATAAAATTTAATAATGATAAGGAAATAGATAATGAAGATTAGTAATCAAACAATGGAAATTTTAAAGAATTTCGCAACAGTAAACCCATCAATCGCTTTCAAAGCAGGCAATAAAATTAGAACAGTATCTGAGCAGAAGAATATTCTTGCTGAAGCAACTGTTGTTGAGGATTTCCCTAAAGACTTTGCTATCTATGAGTTGAATCAATTCTTAGGTCTAGTAAGTTTATTTGAGAATGGTGATATGGATTTCGGTGACAAGAGTGTGACATTAACCGAAGGCAGTACTAAATCTCGATACACCTATACTGACTCAAGTATGGTGACAACTCCACCTGAAAAGAATATCGATTTGCCATCTGAAGAAGTTTCATTCAGTATGAGTAAGGATGTATTTGCTCGTGTTCAAAATGCAGCAAATCAATTACAACTTCCAGAGATCGTTGTTCGTGGTGATGGTGAGACAGTTAAGTTGGTAGCAACTGATGTTAAGAACCCAACATCTAATGAATTTGCTGTGAACGTAGGTGAAGATACTCATACATTTAACTTTGTATTCAAGACTGAGAACTTCAAAATGATTGCTGGCGATTATACCGTCACTATTTCGGCGAAGGGAATTTCGCATTTCAAAGGTGATGTAGCACAATATTGGATTGCTACTGAAGCAGGTTCTAAGTACACAGCATAAGGGGAATAATATGACATTGAATGAACAAGATAAGAAAGATATTTTACACGTAATCAAAGATTGCTCTGACTCACTAACTCGTATGGAGGGTGAACGTGAATTTATTAAGGAAGCAATCATTGGTTTGAATGATAAGCATGGACTTGACAAAGCACATCTCCGTAAGGTTGTGAACATTTACTATAAGCAAAACCTAGCAGAAGTCCAAGCACAAAACACCGAAGTTGAAGATCTATATGAATCCTTAACTGGATAATATGTTCGGTTCGTCTATCGGTTAGGACTCTAGGTTTTCATCCTAGTAAGAGGGGTTCGATTCCCCTACCGAATACCAAATTTGATAGAACTTTACTTTTATGTGAATGTAGGGTATAATATAAGTATATGATGGAGAATGTGAATGGAAG